TGTGTTCGTAGGTGTCACGGTCGCAGTCTGAGTAGGTGTGACAGTGTTTGTAGGTGTAACAGTTGCAGTCTGTGTTGGTGTCACAGTGCTTGTCTGTGTTGGCGTAACAGTATTAGATGCCGTGTTAGTTGGCGTCACAGTTGCTGTATTTGTTGGTGTTACAGTTTGAGTAGCTGTATTTGTTGGTGTGACAGTGCTTGTCTGTGTTGGTGTCACGGTTGCACTTTGTGTAGGTGTAACAGTTGCACTTTGTGTTGGTGTAACCGTGGCAGTCTGTGTAGGTGTTATGGTTTGAGTAGGGGTAGGTGTACCTGTATTTGTAGGTGTGACTGTTGTTGTTTGAGATGGAGTAAAGCTAATAGTTGTTGTTGGTGTAACCGTGTGAGTAGGTGTTGCGGTACGTGTTGGAGTAACTGTATGTGTTGGAGTTACCGTTGCAGTACGTGTTGGTGTAAAACTGATAGTTGCAGTATTCGTAGGTGTAACTGTATAAGTTGGGGTAGGTGTAACGGTACCATTATATGTAACGCTAGGAGTTGGTGTTATATATTTCGCGAATAAAGATGCTATTGCATCTTGTGGTGTTAAAAACACTTCTGACCCATCAAACCATATAGCCCCTTTATTTTTTTCTAGTTGTGCAAGGTATGAGACTTTACGTTTTACAATTCCATGTTCGATGTAAATTTTTATACAAACTTTAACAAAAATACCATGAATAATGTTTTTTGCCTTTCTATCAGCCACCCATATATTATCACCGGGTAGGAAATTATAACCTGCCTGATACTCAGCCATTATATCCCCGATGGTGTTGGGGTGACGGTTGGGGTTGGGGTTGGTGTAATAAATTTTGCAAATAATGAAGCCATAGCTAATTTAGGAGATGTAAATGCATCTGAACTATCAATCCATATATCACCCTGCTCATTCTCAAATTGTGTTAAATATGCAATCTTATGTTTTAATACATTAGATTCTTTATAAATTTTTATACTAGCTTCCACAAAAGAACCGCGAATAACAAGTTTTTCTTTTCTGTTAGCTACCCAGATATTATCACCCGGAGCAAAATTATAACCTGCCTGATATCCAGCCATTATACCCCCGATGGTGTTGGTGTTACTGTTGGGGTAGGCGTGGGTGTATTAGTGATATATTCATCAAATAAATATTCTGCCGCTTCTTCATAAGTATGAAATATTTGCTCAATTCGTACTTTTATATTACCTTGCTGCTCGTCCAATAATATCCAATAATAAATATCTTCAATCAATTCATAATTGATGTGTGTAACTGGTAGCTCACTATAAATCTTTATAGTGACTTGAGAGCAAACTCCATGCTTTACGGACTGATCTTCTAAGTCAGCATACCAAACTTCATCTTCTGGTTCAAAATCATATCCTACTGTGTAAAGGTCCATTATTATCTCTCTGTGTTCACTGTTAATATTTTTCCACCATCTCTATTGGGAACAAAATTTCTCTTTCTCATAAGTGTGGTGGCTGTTAATTTGTGAAGCCCTCTATAAACTCTATTATAATCTATTACAAAAGGAATATTTAAATTAGTAGATGCATCCTTTAAAATTGCCACAAATTCTTTTGGATTATCTTTAGCTTTTAGAAGTTGATCACCATATTGTATTTTTAAAGCATTAAATACCTTAAATAATTCTCTACCTGTTACATCTGTATCTCTAGCTTCACTACCATTATCTAATACTCTATTCTTAAAATGTTGTGTGAATTGAACGTCTAACCCGAGTTCTCTAAACATTGCATCAATAGCAAGTTCGGCTTTTTGTAGGTCTGATGGTGGCATTTCCAATAATATATCAACTAATTTCATAATCATTAATCCAATGATAATTCATCATCTTGTAAATCTATTGAAGCATCCCATAATTTTTGCATAGTTTTATCTTTTCTAAGTTTTTTATACACTAAATTTAACACTCCAAACTCTCCATCTGTTGCTAATGCATGTTTTCGTGCATCTGCAATGTTTTTCTTTAGTGTATTTACCTTTTCTACATCTTTCATTTTAATAACTTTTTCAATATCATCTTTTAGAGATTTGTATAGTTTATTAATTTTATCTTGATCTATAACTAGGTTTTCATATTTTTTAGGCATTACCAACCATTTTTCTTGGCCTATAGAATAAACAACTCCATCTTTAGAATTAGGCTCTTTCACATCATCCTGTACATATAATTCAACTGGAATGTCATATATGGTAATATCATGCGTATCGTTCCACAATGTTTTCTTATTATTAAATAATTCTTCAGTGTCGGCAGAATCACATCCTTTTTGGAATTCTTCATAGTCAATAACAACATGTAAATCAATATCTGAACTCGAAGTCCAGTTATAATTACAGTTGGAGCCTGTTATAACTAAATCTTTAATATATGTGGTGTCAATAGCTAAAAATTCTACGAACTCTTCAGCAATTTTAATCAACTGTGCCTTGACTTCTGGATGCAATTCAAAATTCTTCCATAGTTTAGGATTTAATGTTTTATGATATTGTACAGCTAATTCATTTAATTTCATTCTGGTATAGTTCCATAAAATGGGTCAGTAATAACTAGCTGTAGTCCGCCGTTATTTCTTCTAAACATAACGTTACCAGCATGTATGTCATAGATAACTTTCTTATTAGATTTTTTGATATCTTTTATAAAATTAACAGCTTCTAAATATAATGAATCTTCGATTTTATCAAGATCATATCCACTTAAGTTATAATATAATCTGTCAATAATATGATCAATTGTTGTGGATACATTCTCTGCACCACCCATTTTCTGATACACGATACTTAACATCTTAAAATCATTTTCACTTAAATCTTTGGAATCAATCAATTTTTCTATTTGTGCTCTACGCAATTCTTTTCCATTTAAATCTTTTAATTCTGTAACATTGTATATTCTTGGAAAATATGGATTACCATCATTTATTCCGCTTTCAATTATTTTTTTAATATAAAGCCAATATGGGTCATGTTCCTCTATATTTTTCGTAGGATTCTTAAAACTCTTTTTAATCATATGAGGGTCACCGGCATCGTTTTTCACAGTGGAATATGTACCCTTAGCAAAAGCACCAGTTTGATCGGATGGCTTTAGGGGTGTATTTGTGTTTTTCTTGTTTATTTTAGTATTAATTAAGTCTTCTAATAACATATTATATCCCAACAATATAATATTTATTCGTGTGGGTAGTTTATGAAGCAATAAAGAGGGCAAATTGCTTGCCCCCTTATAATAAATATAAAAATTTAGAAGAAATCAGAGAAATCTGTATCATTTACATCATTTTTAGTACCACCAACAATGTAAGAAATAATTTCTGTCTCTTGTGGGCTTGTTTGAGCATCATCACTTGATAGATGTTTATCGACCCATGACAACGGATTTTTAGTAATATAATCAGTTTTAAGGCCAATATTTTTCATTCTCTTTCCGGCCATGTATTCAACATAATCCATTAATATTTTTTCATTCAAACCGATCATAGAACCGTCTTTGAACAGATACTTACACCACTGTTTTTCTTGTTCTATGATATTTTCATAAATGAGGCGGATTTCGTCAAGACATTCAGCATACAATTCTTGCATTTCAGGATCATCTTGCCCAGAACTCCACTTCTTCATTATATTTTGTGTAATAGCTAGGTGTAAATTCTCGTCACGAGCAATCAATGATATAATCTTAGCATTACCTTCCATCAATCCCTGTTCTGCAAATGCAAATGAACATGCAAATGATGCGTAAAAACTTAATCCTTCTAAAGCATTAATAGATGCAACACAAAGAATTAATTTTTTCTTTAATTGTTTAATGGTATAATTCTGATTATCATCATCTGTATTTCCAGACGCTCCACCTATAGATTGGTATAATGTAGCAGCTTTAATAAAATTATCATAATATTTGATGGTAGTTTTGGCTCTGTTAATAATATTTTCATCTTCTATGATGTTATCAAACACTTCAGATGGAGTATTATAAACATTTCTAATAATATGAGAATATGATTCATTGTGCATCTGTTCCATAGCACACCACCATGTAATGCACGCTTCAAGTTCAGGAAGTGAACAAAATGGTAATAAAGCTAATGCAGGACTTCTACCTTGTACAGAATCCAACATAGTTTGATAAGATAATGTCTTTGTGAATATATGTCTTTGTGTGTCAGATAATATCTTAAAATCTTTACTATCTTTTGTTAAATCAATTTCTGATGGTTGCCAGAAGAACCCCTTTTGTTTCTCTGTCAATTTATGAAAAATTGAATGTTGCATCACATCATATCTTGATATATTTAAATCTGATCCAAAAAACATAAATTGGTCAGCATTTCTCTTGTTCACATTAAAAACGGTGTTACTCATTAGTTAAAATTTCCTTTCTTTTTCTATTTTATAGTTAATTGTTATATAGTCTGCAACTTTGACAGGTCTTATGAACGTATCGATAAATAAAGGCTCATCATCGGCTAAAAATGTTTTATATTGATCTAGAATTTTCATTAACGAACCCTAATATTTCTTTTATAATGTCATTATCAATCTCTGCACATATCTGGTCGGCAAGTTTAGCTGCAATATCATCAGGAAACGTATTCCAATTGTCCCTGACATTTAGATAATCTTTATATTGCTCTTTAATCTTCATAAATCTCTTTAAATTTTAACCAATTTGAATCTTTATAAGGTATCCAGCCAGTTTTAAACCTTTTTACTAAATTTACGTGTGACATGCTAAATGTTTTATAACCAAAATGTGTTGCCATCGCATAATAACCTTTTTATTTTGTACCCACCAATCATAATACTTATTGGCATCTTTCCATACGATCAATGATTGGGGTGTACTACTTTTTGCATCCCAAGGTAAAACATTTTTATTAGGATTACGATTAATCATATTATCTTGTATTTTTGCCTTTCCAGCATCACTTAATCTATAACGACGATGTATAGGAACACCATATTTTTTAATATATTTGTTTCGGGCTATTCCATCACGATTTGGATTGTTATCAATCATCCTTTTTCGCAATGCTTCTTTTTCAAAAACTTTAAATTTTTTATTTGCATATTGAAAGTTTGTTACAAGATTATAGTATCTTTCATCAGAAGCACAATTTAATGTTTCTAGATAGTGAGATTCTATTTCTTTTATCTTATCTGCATCGAACACATAAAATAAAATTTCTCTTGAAAAATTTTGAATTCCATGTTTTCTTAAAGCATTTTTAAAGATTTTACCAGAACCTTTATACCCATCATCAATGGTTCCACGATGAGCACCTATATATTTCTTTCCATTTATTAAATTAGTCCATTCATACACAAATCCTGAATACATAATATACCTTTTTAAAGTATATATGGCACAACATTACAACATGCAACTATCACAAATTTCTTCTTCCACTGTAGCAGCTTCAATCACGTTTTCTAACAAGATTTCAACAGTTTTCTTATCATCAACCAAGTTTTCATCTCTACCATCAGGTGTATTGTGATAATATAATGTTGGTAAACCATAATGATTAGCTTTTAATAAATCTTTCAAAAGTACAGATAGTGGTATCTGCCCTTCTGGATAATGTATAGGATTATAGCTCAAATTACTAGATATCGATTGAGAACATAATCTACTAATTATAGCCATCGATTTAATTATGCCATCCATTGATTCCATATCCCACAACATTTCATACTTATTTTTCAATCTAGTAATTTCTGGTACAACTTGTTTAGAAATATTTGACTTGTTGCCTTTTGTTGTTATTAAACTTCTAATAGGTTCAACGCCATTTGTAGCATTTGAAATCTTTGCTGAAGATTCGGCTGGCATAAATGCTGTCAATGTTGCATTTCTAATACCATATTTTTTTAATTCTCCACGCAACCATTCCCAATCACACTTTGGTTCAAACTTGACGATATCATCTATTGTTTTCTTATAATAATCAATAGGGAGCAAACCACGACTCCATTTTGTCATTTCATAACCTTCACATGGACCACGCTCCTTAGCTAATTCAATAGATGCCTTAATACAGTAATAATTAATAGCTTCCATAGTGTCATCAATTAATTTGTGGCCTTCAGTACTGGAATAATTAACACCGTTTTTAGCAAGGTAATATGCTAAATTGATTACACCGATGCCTAATGGACGATATAGTCTAGTTGCATTCCATGCTGCAGGTAACATGTAATCCTGATAATCTAATAGATTGTCCAACGTTTTAACTGCATTTTTACAAATACGTTCAAGATCATCTAGGTTCTTAACATTACCCAAGTTAATCGCAGATAATGTGCAGAGACTAACTAAACCGTTTGGATCATCAAGCGTTTTGAGTGGTGTTGTCGGCAAGAGAATTTCTTGGCAATTGTGTACAAGTATGTCATTTGCATAAAAATTACTATTATTTTCAACTGTAATATCATACACATCTTCCATTTTTTCTAGGTATTTTATTTTTAACATTTTGTTCGTCCTTTATAATATCCAATTTCTTTATATTTTTTAAATTCTTGTTTCTTTATTTGTTTATCTATATTACCATCAGTTATCCATATCCTACCTAGTATACTTTTTCTAAGATGTTCTTTATGAATTTCAGATTTTTTATGTTTTTTTATTTCTAATCCAGTTTTTTCTTTTATGATATTGGCAAAAACGTCATAGCTACCATTAAATCTATTTTTTGAAAAAGATTGAGGTAATTTATGTTCTTTTGCATATAACGCCCATACTCTTGAACCACCAATATATCCAATATGTGTAAAATATTTTATAGCCTCGTTAATAATTTCATCATCTGATAATCCTGAATGATTAGGATTGTTTACTCCAATTGTCCTCAGTGAAATGTTATGAGTCCAAATTTTATATTCGTCTTCTGATTTTGAACCCATCACCCAACCTCCACTACCTCCCCTACCAATATTATAACCTACATTCATATCTCTAGAGTTTAACTTCTCTATTGTTTCAACTTCGTATGTCATGGCATCTAATTTTTTGTTAAACGATTTTAAAACTAAATAAGTAAAATTTGATGCACCATATTTTCTAATAGCTCGATATAAGAATGAATCGATTCCTGACATAGCATTTAAACAATGTTTGTGAAACCTTTCTGATACTAATTTTCCGGTGTAACCTATATAAATCTTATTATTTGATTTATTTGTTATTTTATAAACATGATACATATAATATCTCCTGACATTCTATTTATCATGAAATATTTTTACTCACTGAAAATCTAATATATCATCCTCTTTTAAGTTTTTTGCTTCTACATACCCTCTATTTTTAGTATAAATTTTATGATCAGGCGTACATTTTATAGATTTTTGACTATCCTCATCAAAAATCTCCATCAATAAAGTAGAATTTTTCGTCAATGCAGAATTAGTTACTAACTGATATGACACTTCTTCCTTTTCAATATCTTTCGATAATACTGAAATCGAGACACCATTCCAAATCAAATCATTAATTTCAGATAAAGTTAACTCAGATACAGCACTTCCAATTAGACATTTTACTCGTGTGTCACCAGATAGGCATAGGTTGCTTGTGGTGATTGCAGCATCAAATGGAGATGTGTCGTTTGCATTATCAACATTAAAAATGTAAAGCCTACCAGTTTCTTTTCTTTCAATGATAATCTTCGTAAAGAGTTCACGAGCAGACACAATTTTCTTTCTTATTGAGTTATCTCTCTCATACTTTTCATATAACTTTGCAAACTCTTTTTTGTCTTTAAAGAATGCTTCATAAAGCCCCGGAACATCATGTGGTGAAAATAAAGTAATCGATTTATTCTCTACAAATCGATTATAGAAATAATCATTTATCTCTACAGAATAATCCATCTTCCTGACTCTAGAATCATGGGTTCCTTTGTTGTTCTTTAACACAATAAATTCTTCAATATCCATATGCCAAATCAAGACATGTGTTGTCATTGATCCGCCTCTAACTCCACCTTGAGAACAGGATTTAAGAGCACCTTCAAACATTCTAAGGAATGGTGTGACACCTGTATGTTTAATACCCTTCTCTTGTCCAACAGGAGAGCCTTCAGCACGCAAGCGGGTAACATCTAGACCGATGCCAGCCTTTTTTGCGACGTACTTAACAATCGCTCCTGTACCCGATATAATCGAATCTAAAGTATCATCCACAGATATTACGGTGCATGAACTAAATTGTTTAGTAGGTGTTCTAACTCCAGCCATGATAGGTGTGGGCAAACTGATATCCCAATTAGAGA